CTCTTCTCTCACACACCGCGGTCTCGTTCCGAGTCCGTGCCTGCTTCCCTCATGGCAGTTAAGCCCTTTGACCTTTGGGTCTCGGGGGATTACTCTGCCGCGACGGATAGTTTGAAGATTGAGCATACTAAGGGAGCTTTTGAAGCCTCCCTTGCCCGCTCCAAGTTAGAGCCTGATGTCCAGGATTTACTCAGATCAGTTATTTATGAACAGATGATCCACTACCCTAAGAAGTTTGAGAAGCAGGGAGGTCTTGATCCCATCATGCAGGCCACTGGCCAACTGATGGGCTCCACCCTCTCTTTTCCTATCCTCTGTGTAGTGAATCTCGTTGCCTACTGGAAAGCTCTAGAAGAGTATCTAGGTCGGCAGGTCTCTATTCAAGATTTACCTGTACTGATTAATGGTGACGACATTTTGTTTCGTACCAACGATGACTTTTACCGGATATGGATGGAGAAGATAACCGAAGTCGGTTTTTTTCTCTCTCTAGGGAAGAACTATGTTCATTCGACCTTTCTCACGATTAATTCCCAGGGCTTCCTCTTTGATAGGGGAACCCGGGGATTTTCTGAGATTGGGTTTTTGAACGTTGGTCTCCTTACGGGTCAATCCAAACTTGGCAAGCGAAAACACGAGTTGCTCCCCATTAACTCTATCTATAATGAGGTAATGAGGGGCTCTCATGATCGCTCTCGTTGTCATCGTCGGTTCCTTCACTATCAGAGGAAGGGCATTGATCAGGTAACAAAACGGGGAGAGTTCTCTCTTTTTATAGCTCCCATCTTAGGAGGGTGTGGTTTCGATCTCTATCCAGAGGTCAAGCCCCAGGTACATTTCACAGGATTTCAAGCAAAGCTTGCTTCCTATATTTACCAGGAGGTTGTTCTCCAGCCGCACCAGAGTGATTATGAGCCTTATAAGGCCCTCTCTCCTCGTTTACCTGTCCTTCAAGATTCCATTTTAAGTATAAGTACGAGACGAAAAGTCTTTCATCACGGTATTTACAGGCTTATCCCCTCTTACCAACCCAATCTTGCCCACCAAATCGACGTCTTCGAAAAACCCACTCTGGGCTTCTTGAATGTCGGTGTGGTGGATCCAGAGTCACATCCCTTAAACATCCGATCCTTCCCCCTGAAGACTTTATTGTCTTTTCGGTCGGAATTACGGAACCTTCGAGGCTCGATACGCTATCACAAGCGCCTCAACCCTCTGTTTTTGGGTCTGGAAGTAAGGTTAGTGGAGGAGAAAGGGCTGTCTATTCTGCCACACTCGGAAGTCCCCAAGTTCTCAATGGATGAGTACCTGGACTAGGAAACCAGGTATCGACCCGGAATGTCGTTAAACTTACCATGGGGTTAGGATTCTTAATTGGACCAAAACTATTATTTTAGTGCTATTCAGAATGCCAAGAGACCGCACGGCTCCGCCCTCCGGGGGAATCCTAATGTACGGTCCGCTGTTTGTTAATCAGTGGATCCCATACAAAATTAACTTCGAGTATGACAAATATGTCTAAGCCTGTAAAAAGCAATAACAAGAACATAAAGATGACCGGGGCTACCCGGGTCTCTGCACCTGTGGCGAAGGGTGTTGTCCAAAAACTGAACAAGCCCAAGTTTTCTATGACCAAGCCTGACGGAACCATCCATGTCTCTCATCGAGAATATGTGGATGATATCCTAGGCTCGGTCCTTTACTCGGGCGGTCTTCTGCGGGTTAATCCCGGCCTTTCGTCCGCGTTTCCCTGGCTATCCACCATTGCCTCCTCCTATGAGACCTATCGCTTTACGAAGCTAAGATTCATTTTTGAATCCACTTCGGCGACAACTCACACTGGAGCAGTAATGATGGCCATGGATTACGATCCTAACGATGACCCTCCCCTCTCCAAGACTCAGTTGATGTCTTATTCTGGTGCCGTTCGGAGCCCTCCTTGGGAGTCCTTCGAGTATGTCTGTTCAAAGGCAGACCTCTTGAAGCTCCCTCAGAAGTTTGTCCGCGCTGGTGTCCCACTAGAGACGAATGATCTCCGGTTATTTGATACCGGTAATCTTCATCTCTGCACTATGGGGCAGCAGAACGCAAACCTCGTTGGTGAGCTCTATGTCGAATACGAGATCGACCTGTTCACTCCCCAGTTAGACCTCTTGACTATGGCTGAGTCCACCTCCTCGATCGTTCGAGCAGGCGGAGCCATTTCCTTAGCCAATTGGATGGGTGTTACCCCAACTTTCACTGGTGGACTGAACCTTTCCTTCTCCTCTTCCCCCTATGGCCTGAAGATTAATCAAACTGGCTCCTTCATCTTTATATTCTCCTCGGCTGGAACGGGCCTCGTGCCCGTGAGTAACATCGGGGCCACCTCTCCTGGCAATGGCATCTCTTATGGCCCTTCTGCCTCTTCAGGCATTTGGACCATACAACAGATGATTGTCATGGTTAATGACCCCAATACTCCAATTGCCATCCCTGCACTTCACTCAGCAGGGACCGTAACAGCGTTCAATCTTCGGATCGCCCGTTATGCAATCAGCCTCGGATAACCTCCCACTTCTCGTACTATATCTTTTACTGCTCGTCTGTCCTACAGACCGGGTTGGTGAATACCCGCACAGTTTCCTGTGCCTCATCGAAGCCCTCTTTGGGCTAGGACGCC